ATTTATCTTGACAATTACATATTATCTTATAGTATCCCATGTACAAACAAAGGAGTAAATATGGGACTAGATCAATATGCTAAATTAAAAGGTCAAGAATTAAATTTTGATAAAATATTTAGTGACGATAGTGAACCGAAACAAGACGGCTTCTATTGGCGAAAGCATGCAAGACTTCAAGTCTTTATGAATAACCATTGGATAAAACAAAATGAACATAAATATAAAAAACTTTTAGAGGGTAAAGATAAAGAGGAGGGTTTTAATATGTCTCATTTAGGTTTTAATGCAGGTGATATTGTCTATATGACAGAAGAAGTTGTTAAAGACTTAGAAAAGGCAATAGAAAATGATTATCACGCATATTTTGCAAGTGACGGATTTTTTTGGGGACAACAATTTCAAGAACACTCAGTTAAAGAATACAAGAAACAAGATAAAGAATTTCTTGATTTCTGTAAGTGGGCTTTAAAAAATAAAAAGGTGGTTGAATATGAGTGTAGTTGGTAAAAAACTTTCCAATCAAGAACTATGGGAAGAAAAGGCAAAAAAATTATTTGAGGGTAGGAAGATAATTTCTGTCAGATATATGACTAAAAAGGAAGCAGAGGAAAATGATATGTCAGCAAGACCTCTCTGTTTTAAATTAGATGACGGAACTATTGTAATACCTTTAAGTGATGATGAGGGTAATAATGGCGGTGCTTTTCAAACAATAAATAAAGAAAAATGCTATTTATTACCTGTAATGTAAAACAAACAAAGGAGTAGATATGTCAAAAGGTATGCAATTATATCAAAGAGATCATTTCAGAGATAAGTTAAGAAGAAAACTTGACCCTTTAATTGAACAAGAGGAGTTATTGTTAAAATCAACAATATCAGAAATGACCGAGAGTGTTGAAAAAACTCTAGCCAAAAAAATAGGCGCGGAGAAAATAATCAACAATCTTGAGAAAGCAGAAAGAGACTTGGAAATAGCGAGGCGAAAGGCAAGATCATTTTTTGAGACCACAAGTAAAAAAAATAAAACTTACAGAGCAAATAGAGAGTGGTATGCAAATGATGATAGCGACTTTTCTAAAATAAGTGTAGAGTTTTGCCTCAACCAAATAAGGAAATGGGCAAAAGCACTCGCAGAACAGAAAGCGGAAGAGACTAATCAGGGTAAAAAACTTGGATATCTCAAAAATTTAAAAGAAACTTGTCAAGATCAAGTTATGGAGGCAAATGTTTCAGAGGATTTGAAGAAATCTCTTGATGATGTTCTTGGTAATGTGGGCTTGAGTTGGAATAACAAAATTAAAGCTCTACCAAAAACACAACAAAATTGATGACGCAATCAGTATCATGGGCGACTTGACTGTCGCCTATTGATTTATTTAAAAACTTGACTAATATTCTCTCATGAAAAAACGAGAGAGTTTATTGTGGGCAAAGATAAGAAAACTTAAGTTAATAGGTCAAATTTTTCGCATAGAAAGCAATACAATCAATGGAATTCCTGATGTTTATTATATCTGTGAGGGCAAGTCTATTTGGGTAGAGTTAAAGTCAAATGAAGTCAAGAATTTAGGTCTTTCAAAATATCAAATTAACTGGCACATTGACCACCAAATACACGGAGGCAAATCCTTTATCTTGCAAGAGACCCTCTCGCAAGGTCTCTTGAAACTTTTCAAGGTGCGTGAGACGAGGCGCGTGGAACTTTTGGCAGAGGGCGAGGTTTCAAGTGCCACGCTTCTTCTACTTTTTGATCGTATGCTATGGGAAAAAAAATAAATCTCTAAAAATCACTATGCAACATTTTTAAAAATCGCTATGCGATTTTTAAACGTTGCTATGCGATTCTTAAACGTTGCTATGAGCGTGTAGCGCGGGGCGCGACACGCGGGGCGTGGCTCATTGTAAGCTGTTGTTTAAAAGCTTATAAAAAACTTGACAGCCCATTAAATCCCATGTTACATAGATGCTGCAGCGACGTCACTCAATCCCCTAGGATTCGATCACAGTCCCTGCAATTTGGTTCGGTCCAGTAAGTGGAAAGCGTACGAGGGTGCACAATCGGCGTCTTACTGGACTGGGCCGTAACACAAACAAACGGTAAAAAATGATTGATGAAAATAAAATAAAAAGCAAAGGCCCGGAGAAGGTTACGTTTGTGGAGATGGTAGCCGTATCAATTCAACGGTTAATGAATCCCGCAGCCACAACTAATGATAAGAAAAAAGCAGCCGATGGTCTACTAACATTGGCTAAAGTTTTAGATAAGCATCCAGAAATTGTTAAACAATTGGAGGGTAAGTAATGCCTTTATTAAATTATTACTCACAAACTAAGATGGCTAAAGGGGAGCGATTCGGTTATAAAACAGCCATCCTGCACCTGGCTCCCTTCAAGCTCAGCGGTAAAAATGTATGTCCCAAAGCTTCGGCAGCATGTGCTGCAGCTTGCTTAAATACATCTGGACGGGGTCAAATGAATTCGGTCCAGGATGCGCGAATCAATAAAACGAATGCATTCTGGCAGGACCGTTTAAAATTTTTAAAAGATCTAGATGTGGAGATTAAGCAATTAAGCAAGCGGGCGGATCAAGCTGGTTTTAAATTTGCTGTCCGATTAAATGGGACTTCAGATCTCCCATGGCATCGTTACAAGCTTAACGGTCAAAATTTAATGGAACTCAATCCTGGTGTCCAGTTTTATGATTATACTAAGGTGTTTAATTATTTGGATCATGGTGTTAAAAACTACTATGTTGTCTATTCTTACAGTGGTGAGAACCATCGCGAGTGCAGTCGCGCGTTGCAATGTGGCGTGAACGTTGCATATGTGTTTAAAGATAAGCTTCCTAAAAAATTTAAAGGGCGTAAAGTCATTGATGGCGATAAACATGACTTACGTTTTAAAGAACGACAATGTGGCGCGATTATTGGATTGAGAGCTAAAGGACTAGCTAAAAAACAGGTGAGTGATTTTGTTAGATAAACTCATAGCGCATGTAATATTATTTTTAATGTATAGACCGATCACGTCTATAGTTATAATTTTTATTATTCATTTTATAATTAAAGCAGTTTAAAAGGGGGTGTTCATAATGGGTTTATTAACAAACAAAATAGCAACAAAACAGGGTTATACAGCGAAAACCCAAAATGGTCAGTTTATAACTTGCATATCCTATTAAATCCCATTATATTAAACTCATGTTTAATATTCATAAAACACAAACAAGGAGGTCAAAATGAATAACAAACATAAACTGATAAAACAGTTGTCTAAAATGACTGTTAACGAAATGGCTTTTAAACTTGCAGAACATAAGCAAGCGTTAAAAGACTTTAAAGAAAAAAGCGACTTATTACAGGAACAGCTATTAATTGCTGTTGGTTGTGTAAAGATTAAAGAGGATAAAAAAATCTTTATTAAACCACTAGCAAAATCGTTTAGCTGGAAAGGCGTTAAGACGTGGCTAGAGGTTGTCAATAATAAAAAAGTCATTTTTGACAGTAAAGCGTTTAAAAATGCTCACGCTGATCTATACGCTAAGTTCAAGAATAAACCTGTTGACGCGATAACGGTTAAAGCTAAACGTGAGGAAGAATAAATTAAAAGAGCTTAACCCCTCTAAACGAGGGGTTAAGACCCTAACAGGTATCAAGCCCTACAAACTTGATACTTACAGGATCGCGCAAGATAACGCGAATATCCAACGCGTTGACGCGCAAGTCAAAAAATACTTTAAGAAAAAATAACTAAACACGTAGGGGGCTAACGCCCCCTATTAGAATAGGGGTCTCAAAAAACTTTAGTTTTTTGTTTTTTTGTCAAAATTTTTTTTTGACAAAAGATTTGCATGTTACTAAGACTATGACTAAATCTTGCAACTCAAATACATGTAGTGTAGTGTGAAACAAAATGGGGACCCGATAGGATATAAAATCTCATGTCTGACACAAATTTATTAACCACAGATCAATTACGATTGAAGGTAGAGAGAACCTGGATAGAACATATTAAATTATGTCAAGATAACTTCTTATATTTCGTAAAAAATGTTTGGCCTGAATTTATTTGTAGAACAGATAAGGACCCAAATAGATGGGGCCATCATCAACATATAGCGCATGAATTTACTGAAATTGCTAAAAATAAAAAAGGTAGATTAATTGTTAACATGCCTCCTAGACATACAAAATCTGAGTTTGCATCTGTTTACTTTCCAGCTTGGATGATAGGAAAAAATCCTAAAATGAAATTAATGCAGGTATCACATAACGCTGAGCTCTCAGCAAGATTTGGTGCAAAAGTAAGAAATTTAATTGATAGCCCGGAGTTTAAAGAAATCTTTGGAGATGTTAAACTACGGGAAGATTCAAAAGCAAAAGGACGTTGGGAGACCAATCAGGGTGGAGAATATTATGCAGCGGGGGTAGGCGGTTCTATCACAGGACGAGGGGCGGATCTTTTGATTATTGATGACCCACACACGGAACAAGATTCTTTATCTGACTCTGCAATGGAGAGAACTTTTGATTGGTATCTATCAGGACCTAGACAACGTTTACAACCTGGAGGCTCAATTGTACTCGTAATGACGAGATGGGCACAAGATGATTTGACAGGACGATTAATAAAATCAGAGTCTGAACCTAAAGCAGACAAATGGCAAAAAATTTCATTCCCTGCAATATTACCAAGTGGTAATCCTGTATGGCCAGAATATTGGAACATAGAAGAATTAGAAAAAGTAAAAGCTTCTTTATCTGTAAGAAACTGGTCTGCACAATATATGCAAGAGCCTTCATCTGAAGAAGGCGCAATAATAAAAAGAGATTGGTGGATACCATGGCCATATGACATGCCAATTTTAAAACACGTTATTCAATCTTACGATACAGCCTTTTCAAAAAAAGAAACTGCAGACTATTCTGCAATTACAACTTGGGGTATATTTAAACCAGAGGAAGGTGCTGCGGATGCAATTATGTTAATAGATGCCATACGAGGTAGATTTGATTTTCCAGAGTTAAAAGCTGTTGCATTAGATCAATATAAATATTGGCAACCAGAAACAACAATTATAGAAGCTAAAGCCTCTGGCCAGCCTTTGCTACAAGAGTTTAGAAGAATGGGGATACCAGTAATGGATTTTACCCCGGGTCGTGGAAAAGACAAACACTCACGGGTCAACGCCGTTGCACCTGTTTTTGAATCTGGACAAGTATATTACCCTAAAGATGAAAAATTTGCACAAGAGGTTATTGAGGAATGTGCAGCTTTTCCCCATGGAGAGCACGACGATTATGTTGATAGTACTACACAGGCTATGTTAAGATACCGCCAAGGATATTTTGTTTCAACTTATTCAGATGACGATGAAGTTACAAAATACAAAAATAGAAAATACGTATACTATTAGGAGATAATATGAAAAGAAAAACTAAGCGAAGACTTAAAAAAATTCTTGCTTTAGGAATCCTTGGTGCTGGTGCTAAAATGGGTATGAGTAAAATGGCTGAAAACGCAGCTATTAAAAAAAGAGCTATGGAAGCAAAACCAATGTTTGCTACAAAAATGAATGAGCAAAGAGTTCCTGCTTATTTGAAAAAAGTAGGTATCAAAGGTGGAAATCCGTTAAGACCTAGAGGAGACATAAGAGGACAAACTTTTGGTATTGATGCTTTTGGACCTGGAATGGGTGCAAAAAAAGGTAAGATGATCAAAGCTAGAGGCGGAAGATTAGCTAGAGTTAAACCAACAAAAATGATGTAATGGCTGAAGTTGAAAAAATTAAAGAGGACTTGGAAGTAGAAACTCCGGGCGAAGAAGTTAATATTGAGCTTGAAGAGGATACTCCTGAATTAGAAAAAATTCGTGATCGAGCAGAGATCATTGATGAGTTCTATGAAAACGTTGCTTTAAAATTATCAGATGAGGTTTTACAAAGAATATCAAGTTCATTAGTTCAAGAATATAAAAGAGATAAAGTATCCAGAAAGGATTGGGAGACTGGATACACTAAAGGTTTAGATCTATTAGGTTTTAAATATACTGAAATGACTAGACCTTTTAAAGGTTCAGCTTCTGTTACTCATCCCTTGTTAGCAGAGGCTGTAACACAATTTCAAGCACAAGCTTATAAAGAATTAATTCCATCAGATGGTCCAGTAAGAGCACAAGTTGTTGGTGCACAAAGTGATGATAAAATAAATCAAGCAACAAGAGTTCAAGAATTTTTTAATTACATGTTATTAGAAAAAATGGAGGAGTACACTCCTGACATGGATCAAATGTTATTTTATTTACCTTTAGCAGGTTCAGCATTTAAAAAAATTTACTTTGATGAAATTATGCAAAGAGCTGTCGCTAAATTTGTACCTGCTGAAGATTTAGTTGTTCCATATTACGCAACAGATTTACTAGAATGTGAAAGAATTACTCACGTAGTTAGAATGAGTGAGAACGATATCATTAAGCAACAGAAGTCTGGTTTTTACAGAGACGTAGAATTAAAACCTGTTCAAACAGGAATGACTGATATTGAAAAAAAATATCAAGAATTAGAGGGAGTAACACCATCTGGTGATAAACAATATGGTTTTAATATTTTAGAAATGCACGTTGATTTAAACATAGATGAATTTGTTCAAGAGAATCCTGAAAAAGATATAAAAATTCCTTACATCGTAACTATAGATGAAGGTTCAGGTGAAATTTTATCCATCTATAGAAACTATGATATCGATGATGAAACAAAAAAACGTAAAGAATATTTTGTACATTACAAATTTTTACCAGGATTAGGTTTTTATGGCTTTGGTTTAATTCACATGATCGGTGGATTATCAAGAACAGC